ATCAGGCTCAGAAAATGTGATAGTTGGCGGCTCAAAATAGCCGCATCCCCAATCTTCAACGAATATGTTAGCGAGCTTTCCATCTTTTTGCGTACATGATATTTTAGCTTTTTTGCCTAATTTACCAAAATAGTTTGCCGCTTTATCATTTTTTTGAATTGGAGGCGCGGAAATTGTTGCTTGTATTGGCTTGTTATATCCGCTTCCCGACTTCGTTATAACAAGTGCGCCTACATTAAAGAACCTATTTATTTTTCCTTCTTCTGTATAAAAGTCTTCTGGTTTTAGGCTTTTGAGATATTGCTCGTTTTTATTGAAAAGAGATTCGGCTAATTTATCGTTTTTTTGTTTAGCAATATCTTTATTTTGAGAATTTGATTCGATTAATTTCCCGACTAATGGAGCTTCATTTTCTAAAAATTTTAGATTATAAAATGATTCTTTGTTTACTTGTATCTTTTCGTCTTCTACAGTCAAACTGCTAAGAAAAGCGTTTTCGGGACAACAATCGTTGAAGATTTTAAAATCTGTTATTTTTTTAGTTATATTTTTTTGTTGGCAGAAATCTTTGAACTGATCAACGCCTTCATTTTGATCAAAAACAAGCGGGGTCAAAAAACTTCTTATAGATTTATCTTCAAGTGCAAAAATAATGGTATTCATAATAACTTTAGCTTAATATATTGTACCCCCTAATGGAAACGTAGTTGGTAAGTTAGTGTTTATATTAGCAGTAGAAACAGAGGCGTCGTTTGCAGAAAGTCCATTCCACAAAATTCCAACGCTTAAAATATCTGTGTCAACGATCTTGGATTCATATCTACTTAAATCAACTACTACTGCAAGGTAGTTAGCGGAAACAAGAGAGCGACGATAATAATACGTATATACCGCTAAATATTGATTATCATAAGCGTCCCTGTTTATAATATGAATATTAGGAGCAGTATAAACTAACGCTGCGACTGTAACTTGATAGTCTCCTTTGTTTTCTGTTGTTATAGTTTGTCCGCCGGTCAAATAAACTCTGGCTGCTGATGGAATACTTTCATTTAAATCAGCGGTAACTAAAATTGTATAAGCTTGTGAAACCTCGCCATTAAGCGAAAGATAGTTTCTTACACTTGCGTAAGCTTGCATGTTAAATGACGGATTAGTGCTTAAGCTTATTTCAAAACTATCTGAAAAGCCGTAAGAAAATATTTTATATCTCTCAACTTTTATATTCAAGCTCGCATAACCAAACCTATCTGTCATTTGAGTTGACGCAACGACTTTAAAATAAGCTCTAAAAGCTGTTCTTGCATCAGGCTCACCTCTTCTTTTTATAAAAGCGGTTGGCGATACAGAATAATTTTTAGCATTATCTAAAATAGTTCCTTGATCCGTGTCTCCATTTGTTATTTGCTCAACTTCAAATTTATCAAGAAATGAAATCGCAACGTATTTTCCTTTAGAAACAATATTGATTGGAACGGTTATTTTTTCATCACTAACAGAAGAGTCCGAATTCACCAATGCTCCTCTTTTTGTTATGTCGCCAGTTATAGCGGTTAAAGATGTAAAATTGGGGTATTCGTCTTTGTTGTTTGGTCTATAGCTTACAACGCCAGTTAACGTTTGGTCTCCAAAAGCGTCTTCTGTAAACCCAGAGTTTTTAATTTTAGAGCTATCAAACCAATTGTCAGAAAAATAAACTATCGCGCCAGCCACATTGGAAATGTCCATGTTAGAGAAGTCAGTTATATTTCTTGAATCTCTGTATGGTTTGATAACCAAATCTCCATTTGGATCTAAAAATTGCTCTGTACACCAAAGAGTCGGAAGATTAGATTCCGCGCCAAGAGCGGTAGCAGTTGGATAGTTGAAATTAAAGTCGTCCAATACAACGCCAGTTTTTTCTTCTGTTGTTCCATATGGGTCGTAAGGTTCGTCAAAACTATTTTCTTTTCCAGCTTTGACCGCCGCTCTGCATGATGAAGCGTGATTGTCGGGGGTAAGAATAACCTGATCAATGCCAAAGTTTCTCACTTGCAAAATATCATAACCATCTGCCCTTTTTGTGCTAAAAACGCTTGAGTCGCCAGAACCTTCGCTATCCGATACAATATTGTATCCAACAGAACTATTGCCATCTACGTCATGAGCTTCTACAACGAGATCATATTGTCTAAATGGTCCGGTTTGACCGGAAACTGGAAAAAATCCAGTTTTGAAATAGTCGTTGTCTTGTTTTTGAGATGCGCGAGGAAAGTTGTATTCTGTATAAGTCGAAAAAGGTCTTCCGTTTGTTGCTACAACTGGAGCACTGCTTAGATTTTTAGCATAAGTAAATTGATAAACAGTTTCTTCAAGACTCAATCCAGTTTCCTCAAAATAAATTATTGGACTTGGAATAGCGGTAAGAGAAGGCTCTCTAGCAGTTACTCTATATCTTAAAGTATTAAGATCAACATTGATACTATCTGATCCATCTAGAATAAAGGTTTGATCCCATTTGAAACTAGGGCTTATTTCGTCAGTTTCGTTTTCTTCTCTTTCAACGTTAGAGGCGGACTCATTTTCTTCAAGAGTCAAGTTAGAGATAGTTATACTTTCAATTACCGGCCCTTGGTCTATCGTAATAAAGCCAGACACGCAGGTAGTAGACGGCGTGCCTACTGGATTTCTTGAATACGCTCTAAAAAGGTATGTTCCGTCTTCAGACGGCGCATATGCGCCAACCACTTCTGTAGAAGAAGCTTCATTTATTCCTACTATATATCTTGAATCGGGAGTTTGATTTGATACTGTGTTGCCTCTTTGCGTGAAGTCTCCAGTGGTCCATCCGCCATCTCCTATCCCAGATTTTTTAGCGTAAACTGCTATAGACCTGATTCCGCTCAAGCTGTTATTTGGCAAAGATACTGTATATTGAACTTTCCTAAATCTTGTGTCTGAATCTGTGATAACCAAATCTTCCAAAGCCAAACTATCTGGTGCTGGCGGCACAGCATATATAGAAGTGTTTTCTAAAAGAGTAGAGTTGTCTGCTTTGTTGTATTTTTCTTGTTTGTATATAACGGCATTAACTGAATATTCGTTTGCTGTGTCGGATTCAGTGATGCTAATTACTCTATAAAGCTGCTCTTCGTTTTTGTCTATGGTGCCATTGGAAGAAATAGAAAATGGGTAAAATCCAGAAATTTCATAACTGGATGTGTCTAAAAGATTTCCTACTCCAGTTATTACTGTTCTGACTATATTATCACTGCCTGTCTCACCAGATGTATGAGAACCAAGAAAAGAAAATGATTGGATTTGACTTCTATTTATTCCAGATATGTCGGTACTATCTAGTTCTCCTGCTCCAGTCATCAAAGAGGGTTCGTAAATATAAGAAGGAGTAACAAGAGAAAACTCGTAAGTCTCAGTGCCACTCAAAGATATTTCTGAATCTAAAGTGATTTTAGTTCCGTTGGCGTCTCCGCTTATGTCTTTGATTCTTCCGCCAAGCCTTTTGGAATTTTTAGTATTATCGCTAATTTTTACTACGTCTCCCGGCTCAAGTATCGCGGCTTCGACTCCCGCTGTAAAACCTACAGTTTCGGTTTCTAGGTTGTCGGTCAATAAAATCCATTGGCCGATTCTTGCTGCTTGAGATTTTTTTGTTATTCCAAATGCAGTGATTTCTTTTCTAATCACTCCATTTCTTCTTATTCCATCTACATCTTCAACTACTTCTATTGCAGGTAAATAACTATTGAATCTGTCGTTGTATCTTACTACAGCGGTATTGAATCTGGCTTTTCTTGAAGTAGATTGATAAGAAAATCCTCCATCTACGACGTTTGCATTGGTGAAAGTGTAAATAGGATCAGAAGGTCTATCTTGAAAAGCTCTAATTGTTCCTCCTGCGTAATACGTCATTCCTCTGAAAATGGAGGCGAAATCCTGCAATGCAGTATAAGCGTCTAGTCTGTCGTTGAAATAGGCGTTGCAGGAAAATCTCGGTTCGTATGCTCCTTCTCCATCTGGAACCATTTCGTCGCAATATTGCGCGATTTCATAAATGCTCCATTTGTCAACTAGTTCCTCTGGAATTTGATCGCCTAAACCGTATCTTTTATTTGTCAAAAGGTCATAATAGCACCAAGCAGGATTGTCTGTCCACTGCTTACTTGCGGCGAAAGTCCCGTCCCAATCTCCATCATACGTTCTTAGAATTGGATCATAATTGGATGGAATCTTTACTTTTAAAAGATCGACTTCAAAAGTTCTAGCTGGTATTTGACTAAAATACTCAGCCTCAAATTTACAGCTTACAATTGCACTACTAGGATATCCAAAGCTGTCTGTATAGTATTCAATCAAACTGTCAATCGTGGTTTGATCTGATCTATCTCTGTTTATAGAGTCTTCGGTTAATCTTACGACTTTAATTTCAAACCCTAAAAATGTTGGGTCGTTTAATAAATCATTAGTCAAGCCTGTGTTGAATGGTATTGCTTGAAGATAACCTTGAGTAATTTTACCAGTGATAGTTTTAGTGGTAGCGGTTCTGAAATTTGCCGAGTCTTTGTATCCGCCAGAGTTAGAAAAAATTTCTCTTATTAAAATTCTAATTCTAACGCTTGTGCTTGTTGTGTCGCCGTATCCTTGGCCTGCTGGTGCGCCGGGAGGATTTTGCTTTGGTCCAGTTTTATTGATTAAAAATAAAGCATTGAACCTTATGTTGATTTGTGCTTTGCTACATTGTTTATTTAAAATTCTATAGTATTTTGCGAAAGTGTCTTCTGATACATTTGGGTCAACTTCAGTTGTTCCATTTGCGTTTACTATTATATTTGGTCCTCTTAGCCTTTCTGAGATGCTTCTTACTATAGAAAGACCGTTTCCGTCTGGATTGTTGATTACTGTATTTGTAGATGGAAGTGGCGAACCTTTTTCTTCAGTAAAATTGATTTGTTGAAAATTGAATTTACCATCATCATCAACAAGCGGTACATCATTGAAATATACTGATTGTAAATTAAAATAAGTCTCACTGTCTATTGTTATAGCTCTGTTTCTAACAAAATCGGCAGAGTTATATCCGGTCACGCCAGATTCGCTTGTGTATCTATAATACCCAGTTACTAATCCTTGTATCTCGCCTTCAGAAAGAAGATCTGAAGTTCTAATTTTAGTAAGAGAAACGGCTCTATCAAACGACTCTGACGAAGTATCGTTTGGGTCTGCGTTTTGATTAAAAACGCCTTCTGGAATCTCTATAGAGTCTCTGGCTTGAGGTTGGCGGCGTCTTCTTCCGGCTCCTTGATAAAATATTTTATCTTCTTCTTCCATTACGTTGTTAATGGGTTAGTGTTTGCGTCAGCATAAGTAATTTCGTAAGTAGCGTCGATAGTCTGACTACCTATCCTCATTCTTCCATATCCAAATGGAACGGCGCGGCCTTCTCCTACTACGTTTGCTGGGCCATCGAAAATGAATGATCTTTTGCCTGTTTTAGAATTATCTTGAAATTCTTCAAATTCTGGCGGACTAGAAAGTAAATTAGACAAACCGCCAGCAATAAGGCCGATGCCAGCCATATATATGGCAGTTTTCAGCGTGGCTGATTTAATTAATGCTGTTCCTCCAACCTGAGCACCCGGAACAAACATTAAAGCTACCCCTACTACTATTAAAAATATATCAAAAACATCCCCAGAACCTTGAACAGCAGGAACAATGTCTATGGTTTTTATATTGCTTCTTTTTACAACAAATTCTGATTGACTTATTTTTTCTGGAGTATCTAATTTTTTACAAGGCCCGACTATATCTTTTCCATTGACTAAAATTCTATAACATTTATAAAAATTGTCGGACTGAATAAAATACTTCGAAAGCCTTTTGCCACTGAGTCTATTTACTGCATGAAGAGCTTCTTTTACAGAAGATACTGCTAACTTATAGTCTTTTTTAAGGATTTCTCCCAGTTCTCCATGAAATTTGATGTCAACTAAATTGTTCATGCTAAATCCTTGTGCCTTAAAAACTTCACCTCTCCAAAACTTTTCGATAAAAAGTCAGTCATTGAATAAACTCCAGACAAACCTTTATCCCCGTAGTCTAATACTCTATTACTATCTAAATACACTGAAATATGAGTGAAAACGTTAGAAACAAAACTAAAAGAATTAGAAATAATTAAATCATGCGCCCTAGGAGAATCTACTTCTATAAAATTTCTTTCAAGGTAAAAATCTAATAGTACGCGACTGTCATTCTTCTCCCAATATTCTTTGCACATTTTTACAAATGTTTTGTTGAAGCGATGAAACCTAAATGGGTGATTCATTGTAGGTAGATCTATATTCAACTCTTTTTTGTAGTAATCTTGAGCCAATGCAGAGCAATCTATAAAGCCGGGAATTAAAACTCTTCCTTCGTATGGAAGATCGCCTTTTGGCTCAAATTTCTTGAACTCGTCAGTCAAAACATTGTACAGAACATAAGGGGTTTTGGTTTTTATAGAGGCTTGCTCGTCAGCGTCTGAAAATGTAGCGGACTTATCTTTACAATGCGAATGAAAAATAAAATCTATTTGTCCTTTGAATTTGTCGGACACTTCTTTATGAATTGAAAAGAAGTTGTTTTTATCTTCTGACTGATTTTCGCATATAACAATTGCCCCCCCATTTAAGCCAATGCCGCAAGCTTCTTCTGGATATTTTTCGATACAATGATTTTTGATTTTATTTTTTTGATCTTCAGTTAAATTGCACTCTGTTTTATTTTCTAATGATGAAACATAAGAACTTCCGTCGCATGAAACTACGTTGAATTTTTTAGTTAAATTACTATAAACTATCAGACTCATTCTGTACGAATCTTGGAAAAACTTGTCAGCAGAAGAAACATCATTTGAGCCGTCTGGGTGCGAGTGGTAAACCGCCCAAGCTCCGAGATCTTTTGCTTTTAAATAATCAATTGGGGAAATTGAAAAATTTTTTAATGGTTGACTAGATTTATTTTGACATTCATATATGCCATTAGGAAGAACAAATCCACAGCATTCTTTAGGGTAGTCTACATTAGCGTGGTTTTGAATTAACTTCTTCTGTTCAGAGCTTAGTATCATTGGATTTTATTTACTGCTGGAAATCCGCCATATGGAAGAACGTTTTGAAATCTAAGCTTACAACCTTTGATGCTCTTTGAGCATTGATCAGCAATCCAGTAATTTACATTTGGCGGCAAATTATCCAAAGAAGCAGTATGATTTTCTTTAGCGGCGAAATGATACTCAATTCCATTTTTGGTGATATAAATCATGTCGCCTTTTGTATATTCCGCCCCTGACTGCCAAAGCTGGCTTTTATTTGAATTACTGAATAATGAAGCCGGGAGAATGCCATTTTCATTCGTGCTGCTTTCTC